ATTTTGAAAAGCATTTTAGGTGAGACTACTGATTTTCTGCCTTTACGAGAATACGCTTTGTATAACAGCGAATAATCAAGTTGATCCATTATCTTACTTAACAGCCTGACCGAATCGTTTTCTGGTATGAGGATTTCGATAGGAAGCGGTAAAACTAGTTGATATGAATTTGTTTTTGTTGTAGGATTTATATGTGTAAAGTTTTTCATAGCAGTTTAATTCTACACCAAGAGGCAGGTTCTTCGGAACCTGCCTCTTGTATTTTTAATACATATAAGGGACTATCTCAATTTCTTATTGAGACAGCCCCTTTTCTTATTTGTCGAAAAAAAGTAGATATTGTAATAAAAGGTAGTTTAATAGTATGTTGAATTATTCCATTATAAGATGTAAAATTAAAACAATACAAATCGAACGTATGTTCGATAGTGTTCGATGTATTTGAAGAAATTTTGGAGGTTTCGATGATGCAATATTCAGCTAAGGAATGTGATAATGACGAAGAGCAAGCTATTATTTATTGCGAATTAACAAGTCTTTGTGATTATATAGAGTATGATGATGGTATGGTACTTATTGATAAAGATTATATAGACTTATTATAAAGAGAACAGGGGTTAATCCCCTGTTCTTTTATTTCGCAATAATTCACCTAATTCAACTAGTCTCTTTAAATCATCTAAAGAATAACCTTTCATTAACTGAAGTTTTTTAATGCCGTTGTCGCGCAATAGTTGTGCTATTTCTGGGTTTTTATGGTCTTGAGTGACTATCTCTTTCCCGTCAGGAGTAATCATATCTGTAAGTTTATAATCAATATTTGATCTTCCTAATAAGAAATCAGTATTTACGTTAAAATAATCGGCTATAGTTTTGACGCTTTCAATATCTGGCGTCGCTCTTCCTACTTCCCAATTTGCTAATGTATCCCTAGTGGTATTAATAAAAGGTGCCAATTCTTTTTGAGTTAATCCTTTTTTACTCCTTAATTCTTTTAATCTTTTGCCGAATGTGCTCAAATATCACACCTCCAAAATAATAATAATCGTTATTGTGCATATAAACAACATTTGTGAAAAAAAAACACTAAATAGAAAAAATACTCTTGACTGTGCATCTTATACACAATATAATATGTGTATAAGATGCACAAAAATATAAAGGAGGTAATAATGTTGAGACGTGAAAATCTTTTAAATGCTAGAAAAAAGGTAAACAAAACACAAGCACAAGTTGCCTTAGAGTGTTGTATTGACAGAACTGTTTATAGTCGAATTGAGACAGGAGTTATAAAAAGGGTTGATTATGAGCTTGCTATTTTAATTGCAAGAGCCGTTAAATCAACGGCTGACCATATTTTTTTGCCAATTGATGTGCATAATATTCACAATAAAAATATTGTAGCATAAATTTAATATTCAAATTTAATATCCCCATTTTCCTTTTCGTATTCTTCCACGAATTGTTCTAAGATTGTAGAAATTTGAGCATTTCTAGAACGGGATTTACGATTCGCGATTTCAGCAATTTTGTTTGCTGTTACCTCGCGCAGACGCAGTGTAAACTCTATTTTATCGGTTGCCATTGACATCCTCCTAATAAGTGATGTCAAGAGTATAGCAACCAAAGTGGTATCAGTCAGTAACCAAAATGGTATCAGTTTTTTGTAGGAGGTAGTAATATGGAAATCCCCTTATTAATGACGCCACGAGAGTTTGCGAAATACTCCGGCATGTCGGAGCATGTTATACGTGAAAAATGCATTCTTGGTCTTTATCCACATACTAAAAGTTATTCTACGGATGGTAGACCATTTTTAAAGGTTTTAGTTAGTAAGACACTGGCTATCATCGAAAAAGAGTGCCTAAATAATGCTCCTTTTATGGCAAAAGAAAAACCATCTTCAAAATCCAGTGGAGCCGTAAGCGTCATGGCGAAGGCTTTAAAATATGGATAATTCAAAGGCAGAAGTAGAAGTAATCAATATTCGTTTTAATTCATCTGTAAAACAGTTAACTCATGAAAGTGAGATCTTAAAGTGCATATTCTTATCTATACTATTTCTGCTAGTTCTATTCTTGGTTCCTGGCGATTTATAAAAAGAATGCCTATCCAAAGGACAGGCTAAAGTGGGGTGAGGAACGTTATAAAGTATTGTCCTCTAACTTGAGTATAGCAAATAATTCTGTGTAAAGGGTTTATGATTTTTACACAAAGAAAGGGGTAGAAAATTGATAGATATTACGCTCTTAGATCCTAGCTTACTAGAAAATATTCAGGATATGCTGCAACTCTCTATGATGTGCTGCGATAGACCACCAAAAGCATTAGCTGCAGATATTGGTTATTCGGTCAATTCGATATATGGGGCACTAACAGGAGAGCGAAGTATACCCGCAAAGGCAAGGCGCAAGTTGTCTCAACTTAATTTTATTGCTGCCGCGACTGTTGCCTTAGAAGGGACAGGGTTTACTAGATTGTTTGGGTATCAGAAAGTAGATAGGCATATACAATCGATGATCATTCGATTGAAAAAGCAAGACAAAGAAGTTACGGGATTGATCGATGATTTACCAATTATTCTTTTAGATAAAATTTCAAAAGATGACTTATCAGAAGATGACTTGCTAATCCTTAATGAAATAATGGAAAAGCTTGTTGATCGGACAAATTCAACTTTTAATCTCGTAATGGAACTAGAAAGTAAATATGGTTTAGGTGTTACTGAGTATATGCAAGGAAAAGAAAAATCGCCTGTGTTGGCGCACAGACGATTAAGTAGTTAAAAAATTTATTTGTTACCTTCATTATATCACGCTGGTATAGTGGCGGTCAATCGGAGGATTGGAAAAATGAAAGAACCAGTAAGAGGAAATCTTTGCACAAAAGCAACTGCTCGTGAATGGCGGATATGGTTTAAAGCATGTTCATTTGTTAAGAAAGTGAAAGCGTAGTTATGGTTAAACGTAATGTGCGTAAAAACTGCCCATATTGTTCTGCTCCAGGCAGGGCAACTAGTATGCATAATAAAACGGATACCCGTATGAGGTGCTTTGTCTGTAAAGAAATATGGTACTCCAGATCTGGTATATACCCAGATTGTAATAAACCAAATGGATATGTTAGTGACAGTCCGTGTGCTAAATGCTATGAAGTGCGGTTAAAACGGAAACATCGTAATGCGGTATAGGAGGTGAGAAACGATGGATAAATTGTTAGAAGTGCAAGAGGCATTAAGTCAATTTGTTATTGACACCGCAAAAAACAAAAACCCTGGCAATGCTGTTCAAGTATTACCAGAGGCTGTAAAGGTTCTTATCGACTTAAATAAATTTACTCGGAATCTGCTAAGGGGGAGGTGTGAAGGTGAATAAAAGAAGGAAGAACAAGAAAAATAGCGGCAGAAAAGAATTTTATTTAATCGTAAAAATGTTAACAAAAATAGAAAAAGAAATGGTCGAAATCAAGCAGCAACTTGAAGATCGACCTAAGAGCATTAACGAAACTATTCATATTAATGCGATTTCGTCAGAGAAAATTGCGGAATGGTTAAAATCTAACTCCCTACGAATACAGCAATTATTTGATCAGAGAAAATAGTCAAAGCATCTAATGAAATTTTAGTTTGATTCCCTGATGGAATAATGGTCACATCCTTAAGAGCGATAACATTAAATTCGCTTATCGGTTCTACCTTATCTTGATTTTCGGCTTTAATAACGTGCCTCTCATTATTTAAAGAGTTTACTACAGTACCGTCAATTTTACCTCTTATTAATCCATATGCCGTTAAAAGATTCAAATATTGGTTAGTATCTTTTGACATCACAACATTAGCAAGTAATGTAAATTGTTTAGCAGAAATCATAATTATCACCTCCCTTAAGTGATAATTCGATAAAAGCCAATAATTTCCTGTAGGAGGTGTAAAAGTGAATTGCGTTAAAGGACAAGAGCAACTTGATGAACGGCTAATAAGCATACTTGATAAAACAAAAAAAGCTGTGCAAACGGGTATAGTAAGTCTTCCGCGAAACAGCGAGTTTGTTTACGCAGTAAAAATTAATGATGAAACCTACGTTGTGCAAATTGAGAAGTATACACATGCAAATCAATTAATAGAAAAGCATAGTTCTCTTTTAACTAAGCTGTAATCAAGGATGAATCAAAGTGAATGAAGAGAGGCAGGTGAAAGCAATGGAAAATTTAAAGAGTCGCTTGACTTTTCTAGAAAAAGAAGTGTCTGACCTCAAAGAGCAATTTGAAGGACAGCCAGTAAAAGTACATGAGTGTGATTGTGGTCGAAGCATCCACCATGAAGATGCTAAATTCTGCGGCAATTGCGGATCTTGTTTGACTTACCAAAAATCAATCACGATCGAAGGAAGATTGATGACTCATGAAGATTCTCTTTGTATAGCAACTAAAGAGGGAATTTATTTTGTGAATGGCACTATCGCAGATCTGGCAAATGAAATCGGACTTGACCGTAGTAAGTTTGTACGTCTTTTGTTTAAAGAAATTGATGAAAAAGCAATCGAAGTGGATTATTTAAAAAAATCATCTAAATAATCTTTACTCCCGCCAACGAAAATGCAGTCAGATCTACTACATCCATATGAATCACGGCAACTGGATTGGCATTGTTGTGGCTTGGATGGTAATTTGGTATAGCGTTTTTCAATAGAAACATAGTCATCAATTCTGGAACAATGGTATTTGGTAGACGTAATTTTTTTCAATGACAATATAAAACACCTCCTTCGAGGTGATAATTCGTTGAAAACTTAAAAAATCCCTTGATAAGTTTTATTTTCTTAACCAATAAGAGACAGGAATACTCCATATTTATAGCCTGTCCCATACCTAAAAAAATATACAAGGAGTGAATAAAAAATGTCTGAAATACTTGTAACTCTATCTAGTGTTTGCGGTGGCAGTCTTGAAGAGCAATTTCAGAAGCTTTATCCTGCTGTGATCTCACAGTTAAAACCAGGAAATTCTGGATCAATCTCTTTTACAGTTAAATTCAAACGTATGGAAGATACCGCAACAATGGTAAACACATCATTTAGTTTAACCCCTAAGTTCCCAGCTATTAAGAAGGCAAGTATCTGTCAAATCACTGGCGAGGGTAAGCTCAAAACGGATGCTCCAATTGAAAACAGAGTAACTCAATTAAATTTAGTAGGAGGAAATAGCAATGAATAATACTGAAAAGCAAATCAACATTACCCCAGGTAGTGATGTCTTGGTAATTCGTACAGGTGAGGCAACTCCAATATATACATATAAAGGATTTGCGTACACCGCCGATTCGACTGACAGTCTGATTGCCTTAGTAAAGGCTAAAGGATCAAAAAAGGATGCTATTGTTGCTTATAACGCTGATGGTATCGAAGTAATTCTCGACGACACAGTGACCGATCGAAAGCAGGATCGTTTAGCCTATAAGTTCAAAAATTCAATTCAGTATGAAGAATGGGAGAAGATTTTAACTCGTGGACATGCCTTTGACCAAAAAGATTTTATCAAGTTTTTGCAAAGGCGCGAACTAGGTGAGATTGAGAACATCGAAAGCTTAATGGCTTCTGTCCAGCAGTTTAAATATGTTACCAATATTGCTGGTGACTTTACCTATGATGATAACAATAATTACAACTTTGCAATTAAGGTCGGTGAGGCGGAAGGCACTGTAAGATTACCGCAGTTCATACTTGCAAAGATTGCAATTTACTTAGAATCGGGACTCATTCAAACCATGGAAATTGAAATGGAAGTCATTCGCCCCCGAGGTGAAGGGGAAAAGCCAATGTTTAACCTAAGTTGTCCAAAACTCAGTAGATACCTACAGGAAGCCGTTGACCATGAGATCAAAAAACTAAAAAAAGAATTAGATGGTTATCTCATAGTAGCTGGCAATATCTAAAATTTTTAAAGAGCTGGGTAACACCAGCTCCTTTCATTAACTATAGGAGGGTAGGATTATGTGTCAATGTAAAAAATGCGCTTATAGTGATAAAACGCCGATAGGCAGAAGTTGTTCTAAAGGCGTACAATTTTGTACCGTTTCAGCTTGCAAGACCTGCCGTCTAGTAATGGCTAGATGCCTAGCATACGAACAAGAAACGGCATGCACAGCCTTTATTGCTAATAGTAAACAGGCAAGGCGATTATGTAAGTTTTGTATTAATTTTAAAGGCGGTAAGTGCCTTGTTTTGAATAAAAAGGTTGGGTGATTCCTGGATGATGCAAACAAAAATATTATTTGATGAACAGCCCTTAGTAATAGCTCCATCATTAGCAGAATTAGTAGGGCTTAATGAAAGCATTATACTGCAGCAATTGCATTATTGGTTAAGTAAAAGCCCTAAAGAAATAGATGGTCATAAGTGGATCTATAACACCTACGATGATTGGAAAGATCAATTTCCTTTTTGGTCTATATCCACAATCAGAAGAATTATTTCTACGCTAGAGAATTCAGGGATTATTTTAACTGGCAATTACAATCAGCGAAAATTTGATAAAACAAAGTGGTATTCTCTCAATTATGAAAAACTTGAACAACTTGAAAAAAGTAGGGGTGTGAACAGTGCATCTGTTCAAAATGAACAGACGAGCTGTTCAACTTGGGCAAAGGAGCTGTCCAACTTGAACACACCAATACCAGAGACTACTACAGAGACTACTACAGAGACTACTACAGAGATAACTACTGCTGGTAACGCAGTGGTCAGTGAACAGAGAGCAGACGCAAACGAATGTAAGTTAAAAGTAAATCCTGTTAAAGAAGATGAAGGGATTGCAGAAGTAATGACCTTGTATCAAAACAACATACATCCTATTTGCGGAAGTATCGAAGCTGATAACCTAGCGGATCTCGTCGAAACTTATTCTGCTCGATGGGTGAAGGCTGCTATTGAGGAGTCAGTAAAGAATAGCGTTAGGAAACTAAGTTATATCAATGCAATTCTGCATCGTTGGCGGACAAGCGGAATTGATGAACCTTGGCTAAATAAAAAAAGCAGTTCTGAGACTGCTTCACCTGGCAATAAATCCTTTCATCCACCTGCCCAGATAGCTTGGGAGGAAGTACATATTAAGTTAATTGTTAATAAGCAAAAAGGCGTTCAATGGTCCAATAGTGTCATAGAGGATACTGTTAAGAAAGTCGGATATATGAACCTAATGAATCATGGAGCGTCATGCATGGCTAATTTTATAACTCAATATAACGAGGTGATACGTAATGGAAAGCTTGGCAAATAATCTGACAGATTATCGATCTATCGCAAGAGCAAGACTTGAACCAGAAGTAGTAAGTTTCGCTTATAAAAAGTTCCCAGATATCAGCGAAGAACTGATTCAGCAAAATATTTGTGAACTGATAACGGCTCAAGATGCAGAATGGAAATGCTCCGCTTGTTGTGTAGGACTTGGCATGTGTCCTGAATTGTTAAATACCGCTGGGTACACCTACGTTTTAGCCATGCAAGCCAATGGAAAAATCAAAATGGAATATGCTCCATGTGAGTTTAACGGCGGCAAGAAAAACGAAATAGCCGTTGTGAGGGCAGATAATTACAAGCAGCTTGAAATGTTAGGAGGGTAGCTATGGAGCAATTAAAAGTCGTATATGTGGCTCATCCTCTACGTGGCAACGTTCAGGAGAATATCAAGAGGGTAACGACAATTTGTAAAGATATTGCGGACGAAGGCAAAGTGATTCCGTTATCGCCAATACATGCATTCGGCTTTATGTCAGCAGAGGGTGATCAAACCCAAGTCATGCAATATTGCCTTAACCTGCTAAACAGGGCGAATGAATTATGGGTATTTGGTAATTGGCGATGGTCGGAAGGTTGCCGAATGGAAGTAGATTATGCGCTGCAAAATAACATCCCGATTAGGTATGTAGAGTAAGGAGATTTTATGAATAAGGTAATTATAGTCGGTTATTTAACAAGAGATCCAGAGGTTCGATACACACAGACTGGCAAGGCAGTAGCAACTTTCAGTGTAGCAGTTAATACCGGCTATGGTGAAAATAAACGAGCCGATTTTATCCCTGTAGTTGTGTGGGATAAGCTGGCAGAAGTATGCGGTAATAACCTCACCAAAGGACGCCGTGTTCTGGTGGAAGGTCGTTTACAAATTCGTGACTATGAGAAAGATGGTCAAAAGCGTAGAGCTGCTGACGTGGTAGCGCAAAATATTGAATTTCTGGATAGCAAACAGCAACCATCAGCATCAGAGAAAAAAGATCCATCTGATCCTACCCAATTTGGTACAGAAGTTTTCCCAGAGGAAGAGATCCCTTTCTAGTAGAGCCTCCAAAACGGAAGCGTAGCGCAAAGAAGGCTGAAAAGCTTGTGCGGCGGGGGCGTGGTAAATAAATACCATAAGGCGGGATAAAGTGAATATCATCCATATGCTTATTGTATTTGGAATATGTTTTATCGCGGTCACATTGGGAGAATAGTTAGCGTGGATAAAGGCATTTAAGAAGCGGAGGGGATAGAGAGATGAGTTGGAAGGTTTTCTTATTAAATAGTCCTGTAAACTATGAGGACATTAGTAAAAGTAGGACAGGAGATAATTTAAAGCCGATTGGACTTATTAACACAAAGCCTAAAATTAGTGATAACTTGCAAATCAATAACAAAATTTATCACGTTTGCATGCTGGTTTTTGAAGAGAAATATATCGGCGTACGTGAAATAAGTTTTGTTGATGAAGATGAGGTTGATGAAACAGTCGAAGAAAATTTCACTTGTCCTTATTGCCAATATATAGATCCAGATGCTTTTGAATTAGAGGACGAAGGCGAGCGTAATTGTCCTGGCTGCGGTAGTGAGATCAAATATATAAGGCGTGTATCTGTTGAATATGTTGTTGAACCAGTGAAGAGAGCAAAGATATGGAGATCGGATAAATGAAGCTCGATTTTAAAGTATACAAACTTAAAGAATCATCAAAAATGTTTAAGCAACTACTAGCCAATGATGATACAAATGAATTTATTGTAGTTGGTGAAGACGCTGAAGCTGGTTTTTTAAGGGTGCAGCAGTTTGGCAAAAAAGGAATTGTCCTCTTTGGTGGTTTGAATATCGATGAATGTGCCTACTTGGTTAAAAAAGAAGATTTAGAACTTGATTGTGATGATATGAGTCATTCCGTATTTGAAATTGACATACCAAAGAAGTATTTAACACTTGATATAGTAGACAGCATTAAGAGACTAAATGGGGCAGAGTGATGGCAAAAGACCTTATTGTAATAACGGCAATAATTGTGCTTATTGTTTATATTTTAGATGAATTTTCTAAAAGTGATACAGATGATTAGGAGGCAAAGCATATGCAATTTGATCTATTTGCTCCAGTAGAGTTAAAAGATATTCGTCGTGACTTAAAATACTGGCAAGATACTGCAGATAAGATGGCAAGGAATTATCCCAAGTATCAGTATGCAGTGGTTGAGGATATGTTTGGCAGTTATGTTTGCATGCCAATAACGGAAAAGTTTGATCGGGAGATTGTGTATCAGACTGAGGGCGGGATATGTTGCTAGTATTACCTGGTAGTCTTCCAGGTCACAACGAGTATATAAAAGCGTGTCGTGCTAGTAAGTACGCAGGGGCGGAATTAAAAAAGAATGTTGAAGAATTGATTCAATGGCAAATAAAGCGGCAGATAAGAAAGAAATTCACCTCTGTTAGGCTGGAATTCATCTGGTATGAGCCTAACCGTAAGCGGGATAAGGATAACATAGCCTTTGCTAAAAAGTTTATTCTAGATGCACTACAGGCAACAGGAGTACTATCTGGTGATGGATGGGGACAAGTAATAGGCTTTAGTGATGAATTTTTTGTAGATAAGGTTAATCCGAGAGTGGAAATATTTATTGAGGCGGTGTGATATATGGGATATAAACCTAAAGTAATTCGAGGTACCGTTAAGAATACAAATACACCTTTAGACGGTGTAACACTACATCTTTCATTATGGAGCTATGACGATCATTCCAGTTATCACCTATACGGATGGGATAACGAAGTTGATGAAAAGGTAATGCAAGCCATGTACCAAGAGGATGAACTTTGTAACGATGTTTACACAGAAGAAGAGTTTCGTGAACTATGGAAAGCTGGGAAATATGAACCAGACATGGTGTACTGCATTGATCTAGATAAAGTAGATGTAATTGAGGTAGTCCAGGAAGAGGTAAAAGAGTAGTAAGGGAGGCATGAAAATAAAAATACTGACTACTCGCTGAACGAACAGTCAGTATTCTTATAAAATACTGTAGAAAAAAGGAGTCTCCATATTACATAGTATGATATTTTTCAAAAAATGTGATTTTTATAAACAAATTTATTAAAAAAGCCCTCCAACGGAGAGCCGAAAAAAGAATTGTGGATTATGCGACTAGGAGGTCGCAAACCTAGTATGCCTCATAAGTAGGGGTTATATACATTAGAGCGTAAGGGAGGGGTGAGTAATGAGCGGAGGCAAGGCTTGCAATTGTCCAGAGTCAAAAAAGCCAATTAGTGAACGCAATTGGATTGTACCAGGGCTAAAATGCAATTACTCATATTTTGGACATCCAAAAGGTGGATGGAAACGTAGTGAGTATTCACAGGTTAAATGTAAAAGTTGTGAAGCCACTTGGCGTACCAAATCGGATTATGTTTTTAAATTAAAGAAGGTGTGAACATGCGACAGATTAGTGTAAAAACATCATGGAAATGGCTACGTAGAAACTACCGTATCCTAGCCTATATCACATATTTGGATGGTAGTAGAGAGGTAATATTGGGGAGGGCGGGATAATGAGCGAGAAAATCACAGCGGAAGATATCCGCGAATCATTACGCAAAAGGTTTACTAGACCAGAATGGGCGTTATTCTTCGAGGTAGGCAACGGCACTGCTGGAAATTTAAAACGTTGGGCTGATGCTCTAGCAATGAATATGTATCCTTCTAGGGGGCTTGCTATCGTTGGATTTGAAATCAAGGTAAGCCGCAATGACCTTAAAAAAGAATTAGAGCAGCCGAAAAAAGCGGAGGCAGTAGGATGCTTTTGTAATCAATGGTATCTAGTGGTGCCAAAGGGTTTAATCAATGGCACCGACATTATACCTGCAGCATGGGGGATATTGGAATATAACAATGGATCATTACGGCAGACAAAGAAGCCGAGTGAATTGTCTTGTCAGCCTATAACAAAGGAATTTGTAGCTGCTATTCTCAGGCGTGATGATGAGGCACATGCAAAGAACATTGCGCAACAAGTACAAAGTCTTTCTGAGCAAAGAATAACCGAATTAAGGCAGAGACATGAAGAAAATCTTAAAGCAGAAAGAGAAAGAATGAGTGAACGGCACAAACAATTATGGCAATCAATAAAAGACTTTGAAAAAATATCGGGTATCCGCATTAATAGTTATAACGGTGAAGAATTAGGCAAGGCTGTTGAAATATTACAGAAAATAGGGATAACAGGCTCTTACAGTCACTTAAAAGCGGTAAGACGAAACATGGAAATGTTTTTAACTGAGACGGAAAAGATCATACAGGATAATGAGAGGGGCGGGATAACATGAGCGATTACACAGTTAAAAAATCAGTATGTGAAAGATATGATTTAAGGTTTGGCGATTTTGGATGGGCAACATTCACAATCGATGAAAATGGCGGTCTGTTTAATTGTCAGTCTGATTATGGTGATTATTCTTATTCATGGCCGAGGCATGGCAGAAAAACATTTAAGCATTTTCTAATAGAGATTACGCGCGATTATCATTATTTGCTCAATAAGATATCTGATACAACATACTTCAATTTCGATAAGACAATATCTGAATGGAAAAAGCTAATTATTGAGTGGCGCAAGGATAACGGAATCAACAAAAAACAGGCAAGGGAAGCATTTGACGATATTGTCAATATTGATGATGGTTCAGCGGATTATGTTTATATGCAATTAACTGAAAGCGATATGATTAGAGAAATTTGCCCTGATGCATGGGAAGTATTTGATTGTGTAAAGGAGTTTCCTGCAGCTGCCATGGCGTTTGCAACGGAAGTAATGCCGATGTTTTCCGAGATACTTAAACAAGAAATAGAAGTTGAAAGGGCGGGATAAATAATGAACGGATTTGTAAGCGGTTATACCAGTAGCGCAAATTATTGTCCTAGGTGCGGGGAAATTATACGTACAACATACGGTAATGGTAAGGCAGCCTGCGAGTGTGGATTTGTATTTTACATAGTAGAAGATGATGAAAGCGATCCAAAAGACGATGAATAGGAGTGTGATCAGATCATGAAAGCAATAACCATCCTGCAGCCGTGGGCGAGTCTAATCGCCTGCGGTGCAAAGCAGATAGAGACAAGATCCTGGGCAACTCAGTATAGAGGTCTAATAGCCATTCATGCAGGACTATCACAAAAATTCTATGTATTTCAACAAGAGGAACCATTTGCAAGTGCTTTAGAACAGCATTCTAAAGTTGTGGATATTGGTGGAGCGGTTGAAATCGAATATGAGGATAGGATCGAACTGGAATATGGCAAAGTAATTGCAATAGCTAACCTGGTAGATTGCAGAGAAATTGTACATTTTTATACATTGGCTCCGACAGTGCCACAAGCCAAACGAGCCATACTTGACAATGGGTATACGGTAAGCGGTAATGAAATTGAATTTGGAGATTATACACAAGGGCGTTATGCATGGATATTAAAAGACATACAAGCAATCAAGCCAGTGCCAGCAAAGGGCATGCAAAGACTTTGGAATTGGGCGGGTGAGGTGGTAGCAAAGTGATGAATCTAGATGATGCTATTAAACACGCAGAGGAACAAGGCGAGAATGAGAGAGATTGCCACTGTGCCGCTGAACATAGGCAATTAGCAGAATGGTTAAAAGATTATAAACGGCTCTTGGAGGTGTCATAATTGCTAACTAGACATTGTGATATTTGCGGTGCAAGGTTAATGGAAGAGGATATCGGATTAAGTATTGAAATTAAAGGGTGTTATAAATGGGCAGCAAACCGCTATAAGTTATTTAAAATGGATATTGGTAATTGCTGCGTACACGCATTCAGTGATGATTATGAATTATTTACGGAAAAATTCTTAAGTAGCAAAGATGAATTAATGCTTAAAAAGGCAGAGCGAATAAGTATTGATGATGTAATTAACTGCATGTCTATTATGGCAGATGAAAATTTGCAAAAAGGAAACACATTTTTAAACAAATTCTATTATTTAAAAATATTAGAATACCTAAAGGAATACAAAAAACAATTAATTTAAAAATGGAGGCAGAGTAGTGGGTAATTGTAAACACAACTGGCAGAAGACCAACCACGGCACAATGTACCTAGAATGCACCGTTTGCCATGAAAGATGGAATACAGAGCGATTAGTAAATGCTTTACAAAATAAGGTTGAACAGCAAGAAAAACCAGCTGAGCTTGGACGGTTGGCATTAACCACAAGAGCAATGGTATGCAGTAATAATGATTTTATCAAGCGAGGCGCGAAGCAATGTGAAAATCATTGTACTAACTATCAATTTTGTCGAAAACGAGCCGAATTGTTGAAAAATCAAACGTGTCCTAATTGTGACGGTCGGGGTTATAGCGAAACACTAGGTGGTCATGCTGGTGGCGTAGATTGTTATAGATGTAAAGGTACAGGATTGCTGGTAAAGGGAGTTGACCGAGATGAGTGAGAAAATTATTGAACATATAGTTGATGAACTCATGCAGTTAGGAGAAGAGAAATTCTTCAAAACCTTACAGTTGTTACACATAGTTATTGAAAAAACTGGAGAGAAAAATTCTGAGATAGAAGACCTTCGCGCAAAATTGGAGGCGGCAGAGGCAGTATTAGAAAAGATAAATAACATTCGCAATAGCATCGTTGGAACCCAAACAATTAATTGGTCAGAGCATATTTACCCACTTGTTGCCGCTTTAAATGAGGCTGGATTAAAAGGCATGGGTTATCCCAAAGCAAGAAAATATCTTGGGACCTTAATTGAACGCACTGTGACAGCCGAGAAAGAGTACGAGAAGTTACAAGCCCATAATGCGCTGCTGGTGAAGGCATTAGAATTTATTTACAATACCGCAGCAAAAGATATTGGATTAGTGAAATTTGAGACAATAAAAATATATATTTGCGCTAGGGATGCCTTGAACAGAGCGCGGAAGGGTGAGTAAAATGAAAATCATAGTAGCTAATCAAGCTGAAAAAGACTTGATAACAAGGCTTTTCAACGCAATGCATGAGTTTGGAATCTTAGAATATATCCATAAAGAAACCACAAAAGATACTAGTCCTAGAGATGGCACTGTTAATGATGATGATTTTATTATATGGTCGAACGAAGCTGATATTCTTCGAGAAGAAATATGCTATCCCCGGATTGAAATTGATAAAAACGAAAGCGATATAAAGGTCGAAGGTGAGTTGGTTACAGGTACTTGCAGGTTTTGCGGAATAACAACTAGAGGTATAGGCGAAGATTCAGAAGGTTGCACCTATGAAGAATATGTAGACTATCAGAGTCAAGAAAGCCAGAATAATTGGCGTTGTACCGAATGTGAAAGTAGAATTTGTGAATGTTGCGGAGAAAAGTTGACCGATAACGACGATGAAACAGAGTGCGCTGATTGTTTAACCAGCAAAGCGGAGGTAAAGCCATGAAAGCTGATTATGAGCAAATAGATCAATTAGTTGCCAGAGAGCAGATATTAAAAATGGTTCCAGGGCGTGAACTAGATAAACAAGTAGCCGCAGAGGTAATGAAGTGGGAAGATACTGGATTTGGAAATTCTACGTTTTGGGACAGTAATCGAAGACTAAGAATGCTACGCGGGTTAGGTAATACAAGGAAATTTAATCCAAGCACTGATATTTCAGAGGCGTGGGAAGTTGTAGAGGCGTTAAAAAGAAAAGGTTTATATATGGCTTTTGCTATGAATCGCGATACGTATAATTTTTCTGTTTGGGATAGCAATGGTATCGAATTAATAATTGATTGGGTTAGATGCAAAACAGCACAAGAGGCAATATGTAAGGCAGCCTTACTAGCCGTATTGGGGGCAGAGTGATGAATGTTAAAAATATTAATTGCGAATTGTGCGAAAAACATACTGCTACTATGGCAATTAAAAATAAGCATAATGGTAAAGTGTTTAGAGTTTGCAAGTGTTGTGCGGATTACGTTATAGGAAAACAGAGGGAGGCAGAGTGATGGAATTAGTAAGAGGTTATGATGAAGAAATTTTTGAGGGCAATGCCATAAAAAAAGATAACGAATATGAGTTTCCTTGCCCTATATGCGGGGAAGAGGTTATAGTAGATGATTTTGGACCTGCATACCGTTGTGGCACATGCAAAAAGCCGATCAGATTCCGAGAGGAAAACATTAAAACGGGTTATTATTTATGCGACTGCTGCAGAGATACTGACAATCCAATTGATGAAGATATCTATAATTGTAAAAAATGCGGAGGGCAAATATGCAATGCTTGTGTGATTAATCTTCAAGTAGGGGAAGAAATCCCTTGTGATGGTCAGCACGATATTAATCCTAAATATTGCCCATTCTGCGGAATCGTTAGCTATACTACCTATACAGAAGTAACCAAAGAGCTATTAGACACTATCAAGGTAGGAGATTTGATCAAGGTCAACGACTGGAAGAAGCCTATGAAGGTGCGAGGCGTATCCCCAAACTACGCTGTAATGACCGAAAACAATTTTGGCAAGACATATTATTCGGTTATCGAGAAAAAACCATGGGACGGGGATAGACGCAATGCTATGCGGGGCGGTCGCTATCACTGCGGAAGAGATAACTGGATATTCGGAGCACCGCACTTTGAATATAAATTTGATGATGAAAAAGCCGTTGCCGCTTATCTCCAAACATTCGAACGGGGAGAAACTGAATTATCAGTACGTAATGCAATTCCAATCCTGGAGCTACACATTAAACATGTGAAGGGAGAATCGAAATGCAAGAAGCTAGGATAAAGGAGATACCAAAAGGATTCGATTATCGCAAAGCGGCTTTCCATCAACCTACTAAAATAATCAGTAAGTGCGTGGATGTTTTTATAAATCAACCAGGGAAGCACTCAAACAGGAGGGACAAGCATAATGTCATGTAAATGTGCAACATATGATCCAGATAGTGGGCGTTGGGATTGTTCTGTGTCAGGCAGTGGGTGCATGTATTTGCATCCTAGCTCGAAAAGGTGTGCAGAAGAATATGGCGAAGGACCAGACGCATATAGCGAAGCAGAGTCACTGGAGGAAAATGACCATGGCAATGACTAGAGAAGAAATAGCGGAGCTACGTGGGCGGGATAAAAAAGAAGCTAGGCATGCAAGGCTAGGTAATGCAGTAGAAAAAAGGTTTGAAGAATTAAGAGAATATATCCCATGTAAGGGAGTCTATCAATCTAACCCATGCAGAAAAGTAGAAAATGATAAAAGTGGATGCGTACTGAAATATTACTGCGAGTTTAAGTTACTTGAAAAATCACAAGGAGTTGCTTTCCATGGAAATAACAGTATTCAGTAATTTAAAAGGCGGGATAGCCAAGACTACAACATCTGTCAATAAGGCACACATATTAGCTACAGTTCATAATAAACGCGTATTGCTTATAGACGATGATAAGCAAGGCAATGCATCTAAATTTTATAGATTACATGGTTATGATCACCCAAGTATAGCTGATGTGCTTATTGAAAAGAATTATGATATTCATAACGCTATTCAACACACACGATATGCGAATTTAGACATGATTGCTGCAAATATGAATTTGCTAACTGCTAACCTTAAGATAAGTATGGATGAATCAAGGGAACAGCAGACCATATTGAAAAAAGCCTTAGAACAAGTTGAGTCAGAATATGATTATTGCATAATAGATAATGCTCCCGATATAAATATCAGCATAATTAATAGCCTGGTAGCTGCTCATTCGGTTATAGTGCCAATCAAAATAGATCAGTATAGTTTTGATGGACTAGAGATACTCGTTGACCAATTTGAAGAAGTTAGAAAATTTAATCCAGATCTTAACTTTAGAGGTTGTCTCGTGACTCAATATGTCAATAATGAAGTAAATCGCCAAGGAAAAGCGTATTTAACTGACCAAACACAATACCCCATATTTGCAACACATATTCGTAGAACAGCAGATAAGGTAGATGAAAGTACATTTGCAGGTTTGCCAATTGTTGAGTATTCCCCAAGATGTGGAGCGGCAAAAGATTATCTGTCTTTCGTGGAAGAGTATCTAGGGGATAAGCAATGAAAGAAGTTTTAATCAATATAGGCTCTATTGTTGAGGTAGAGCATCATGGAGAAGTTGGGAACTATCTTATCACTGGAAAAAGAGTCATTCATTTTAAAACAATGAAAGCATGGGATTATTATTCTGTACCATACCCAGAGGGCGGGAAAAGGGATAAAGAAGGGAAAGATGATAACGGCTTTTACTTCAATCATCCTGATATAGATAAGATAATTCATGTTTGCAAAGTAAAGATAAACGACCAATAGAAAAATGTGTCCAATTCGGACACATTTACAGAGGGGTGGAGAAGTGGCGAAGAAAGGTTTCAGCCTAACAGATTTATTAAATTCAAATTCAAAATCTAATAAGGAATTAAACACAGATGCTACAGGGGTGGGTAATGCTTTTAAAGTGGTATGGCTTAGTGTGTATGACTTGAAACCATCGGAAGATAACTTTTACTCAGTGGAAGATGTTGCAGACCTAAAGGACTCAATAGAATTGTTTGGGGTACAGCAGAACCTAATAGTTAAGCCTATAAAGGACAGTAATAAGCATAAAGTCGTTGCAGGGCATCGTCGCAGAATGGCAAGCATAATGCTAGTGGAGGAAGGCAAAAAGAAATTTGAGTTAGTCCCTTGCTTGGTAACCAGCAGTAACGACATAGAAGAAAAAATGCTTCTTATCAGTACTAACTATACCACGCGGGAATTAAGTGATTGGGAAAAGGTCGAGCAGCTATCACGGCTGAAAGAATTATTTGCGGAATATAAGAAAGAGCATGATCTGCCAGGGCGGGTAAGAGAACTATTAGCAGGAGCGTTAAATATATCTACTACCCAAGTAGGGCGAATGGATGCTATAAACAATAACCTAGCTCCTGAATTTAAAGAAGAACTTAAGAAAGATAATATAAACATTTCTACTGCCGCTGAATTATCAAAAATGCCGCAAGAAAAACAGAAAGAAGCCTATGAGCAGCATAAAGTCAAAGGAGAAACAAGTTTAAAAGATGTAAAAGAAAAATCTGCCAAGAAAAGTGCATCGAAAAAACAGGCAAAGGCAACAATAACTGAACAAGAGCGTAAGAATGCTGAAAATGCAGGTAATTATATCAGAGGTATTTTAAAGCATTTGATAGCAAGGACTCCTACCATGCAAGCGGAGATTAAACAATGTTTTATAAAACTATCAGTAATAGAACAGTATTTGCCAGAGGTTAGTAATGATAAAGAAGGTGCATTATGAGTATAGAATATGATCTTGAAGATGCAGTGGATTTGCTTGAAGCATTCAATCGGGCGGGTATCAGTTATCGAATATGCCACGATGGAAAGTTCTCCTTTCATAGTGATAATGACCGAGAACGTGCCAAAAAGGTTATTGAAGAATTAAAGAAGAAAGCATAATAATATAAGATTAAAAAGGGAGGCTAAGACCTCCCTACAGGTGTTTAATGAACGCATTATCTGGAATGTAGTAATTGAATAATAATGTGGGGGTAATTATATGAATTGTATTAGGGAGGCAGAAAATTATTTACGATATTACAGGGAATTGTATCAAAGCATAAAACATGCTAATTATATGATTGCAAAGTTGTCATGGCAGACTGCTCCAAAAGAAATATCTGCTGTGTCTATGGATGTGACGGGTATACGAGCAGGTAAGCCATGCAACACGCTTAATCAAATGTATGAATTGCAAATGTGGAAGAAAATGAAAGATGCTACGATAGAAGAAATTGATAAAGTAGAATCTGTATTAAGTATCATTAGTCAAAATGAAGGCTGTGAGCGATATAGAGATATATTATTCATGTATTATGTGGAGAAAAAGAGTATGACATATATTGCAGAGGAAGTGCAATATACCGAAAGACATTTATGGAGGCTTAAAAAAGAGATTATAAAGAAGTTTGCTGTGGCGTTGTTTGGTGTAACGGCTTTACAGGCTGTATAAATGTCAGTATTATGTCATGGAAATTTGACTTAGGTCGTGGTAAATTGATAGTAAGTAAAAGAAGATCGAAGTAAGCCGTCCTATACAGGGACGGCTTTTGTCATATGAAAAGAGAGGTGACACATGAAAGGCTTAGAGTGTGATGATGCTCAGTGTATATATTCTAATCAAGCAGAAATTAAAGATAGGGAATGTACTGCAACTAAAGCAAGGATCATAGGCGGTAAGTGTGTCACCAAGTGCCATAAAGAAGAATTGAATGGTCTTATGACAAAGTATAAAGGTGGGCGTTGTGATCAACGAATAAAGGGCATGTTGAAATAACGCCTTAGAGGTAGGATGGTGATGTAGATGTTGGAAAAAAGGAAAAGAGTTGTAGACCCTAAAGGGATGAAGAAAGTAAAAGCCATTGATTACTGCGAAAGATGCGGCAGGATGAATGGCTTTTATTGTTTAGAAGTAGCTCATGTAAAAGGTAAAGGATGCAAGGGACCAGATATAAAAGAAAACTGCTTGAAATTATGTGGACCCGCATCTATGGGTATGGGGTGCCATGGTGCCGATCATAGGGGTGAAATTACTGACGATGAACTATTTAGTATTATTGCTAAGCGAGAGAATAAACCATTAGAAGTTATTCAAGAGATAGTTCATAAAGCATGGAGATTTAGAGAGTATCAAGCGGGTGAAGAAATATGACGTATGATCCTAATACATTACCTGAATATATATCAGAGGAATTAGAAGCACCTCAGTTGCATCAACTAGGGTGCAAGTTATCCAATGAGGTTGCACGTTTAACTAAAATAGTAGGTGGATATGAAATAGGCTTCAAGTCTGCAGAAAGAAATTATAAAAGGTCATTAGCTAAAGCTATGGTAATGCATAAGGATTATAAAGTAGCAACAATAGTCAAAGCCATGGCGGATAATGAACCATATATAATTGATCAAGCAGCTTTATTAGAGAAGGCAGAAGTTTTGTTGATCATGGGTAAAGCAGAATTAGAGGGACGTGATAAACAGTATCAAGCAGTCAAGAAGTTAATTGATTTAAAGGTTCAGGAATTAAGGACATTTAGAGGTTAATAAAAAAGCACCGTGTAAATATCGCCTCACAGTGAATGTAAATAAATGTAGCATAACTTTAGCTACTATAAGAAATAGTGAGGTGATTAAAATGTTAGATTTAAATGTAATACATCAAGGTGATTGCTTAGAGCTTATGAAAGAAATTAATGATAAGTCAATTGATTTAATTCTTTGCGATCCACCGTATGGAACAACAGATTGTAAATGGGATACGGTAATTCCTTTTGAATTATTATGGGAGCAATATAACAGAATAATCAAAGACAAGGGTGCAATTCTATTATTTTCTCAGCAACCATTTACAACGGATTTGATTAATAGCAATAGGAAGTTCTTCCGTTATGAACTTATATGGGAGAAGAATAGAGCAGTAGGTTTTTTAAATGCTAAGAAAATGCCTTTACGGTGTCATGAGGTTGTACTGGTATTCTATAAAAAACTACCAACATATAATCCTCAGATGAGCGAAGGGAAGCCATATAAACGTAAGGTAGATTCAGGAACGAGGAAAGCTACTGTTTATAGACAATTCAAGTCAATATCAAGGGATAATACTGGTACCAGGTACCCGCGAGATGTCATTAGGATCAATGGTGGAGATGGTGGGAGTTATCATCCAACACAGAAATCAGTATTCCTTCTTGAATATTTGATCAAAACCTACACTAATAAGTTTGATACGGTATTAGATAATTGTTCAGGAAGTGGCAGTACGGGGGTTGCTTGTGTAAATACAGATCGTAAATTTATTTGTATTGAAAAGGGTGCAGCATTTGTTGAGATGTCTCGACAAAGAGTTGAGGGTGCAAGAAGGAAATGTACGGGCGGGTAGGATGGTGGAGGTTTTAGGGAGGTGGTGAGGATGAGATAATGGCAGATATGCATGTAGATGCTGAACGAGATTATGTACTTGGCATGAAATACCAAGAGATTGCTGATAAATATGGGGTATCTGTTAATACGGTTAAGTCCTGGAAGCGAAGACATAATTGGAAAAGAGTCAAAGCAAACAGTGCACCTAGAAAAGAAAAAAAGGTGCAAATGAAAAAAGGGTGCAAACAGGTGCATATTGCACCTGTTATTCTTTTACAAGATGATAATGTATTAACGGACAAACAAAAACTTTTCTGCCAATTTTTTGCTAATAATAGAAATGCAACCCAAGCGGCTATTAGGGCAGGGTATTCAAAAAATACAGCGACAGAAATTGGATACGAAAACCTCACCAAACCTCATATTAGAGCAGAGGTTGATCGAATTAAGAAACTTATATCACAAGCTGTCATGCTTTCGCCCGATGATATTGTTGAGCGTTATATGCGGATTGCTTTTTCTGATATGACTGATGTTGCAGAATGGGGAACGGAAGAGATACCTGATATTGATAAGGCTGGTAATATCCAAATAGATCAAAATGGTAATGTGAAAATGGTTAAAAGAATTTATTTTAATATAAAAGATCATGATCAAGTGGATGGTGGATTAATCAGCGAAATCAAAATGGGTAGCCAAGGTTTAAGTGTTAAGTTAGAGAATAGGCAGAAAGCCTTAGACTGGCTATCTAATTTCTTTAATATGAACCCGATGAATCAGCATAAGGTGCGGTATGATAATGCTGTTCTTGCCTTACGTGAGAAAGAATTTAATCTAAAGAATTTTTAAATGGTGGTGGGATTGTGGCTCGTGCGGCGGTTATTCAAAGTTTTTATGCTTCATCGATATATCAGAAATTTAGATCAAATATTATATTGGAACGTTGTGTTCCTGTTGACGTTGATGGAGTTCTTGTTAGTGGGTTAATATGTGAAAGATGCAATAAATTGCTTGCAAGTAAAGGGGATGTAACTTTACATCATACTTGTGAACTGACAGTTCACAATGTATCTGACGCTATGATCTCTCTTAACCCTGATAAAGTTGAATTGATTTGTAGAGATTGCCATGACATAGAACACGAGAGGTTTGGGCGCAGTAAAGGTAAACAGGTATTTATTGTTTATGGACCACCTTGTTCGGGTAAGGGAGATTATGTATATCAGAACAAAAAAAGAAATGATTTAATTGTTTGTCTTGATAGTTTGTTCGAAGCTATCACAGGGCTGCCGAGATATGATAAGCCTGATAATATGCTGTCCAATGTTCGTGGTGTATATAATTTACTAATCGATCAAGTTAAGACAAGGTATGGCAGATGGCAAACAGCTTGGATTGTTGGGGGTTTTGCTGATAAATATAAGCGTGAGAAACTTGCCGATGATCTTGGTGCTGAGTTGGTTTATTGTGAGTGCAATGAAGATGATGCAAGGTCTAGAATATTGAATGATGATCGGAGGCGCAACATGGAGATTGAATATAATAAATATATTGATGATTGGTTTAACAAATATAGGGAGTAGTGGGTGTAGGCATATCCCCCCGGTCAAACGAAATTTTCGCGGAAAATATAAACCGAGGATGACTCCCAATTTTCATACACACTATATTTTTTGAAAATGTCTGGATGGTTTTAGAAATAGTTTACACTTTCCAGATGTTTTGAGAAAACTATAAATATTACCAGAAAGTAGATGGTCAAATGAGCAAACAAAAACAATATCAATTGGAACTTGATAAATGGAATGAGCTATTTTCTTTAACGACTCCTGAAACACAAAAGGCTGCATCTGGCTTAATTGCAAAAGCAGCCTATGTGCATTCGTTATGTTGGGAACTTGAACAAGCAATTATTGTTTCAGGTGCTATAAAAATTCATCCTGAGAATCCTACGATGCAAAGGGCAATCCCTGCACTGAAGGAGTATTCCCGAATGACTGACAACTACGCTAATATCGTTAATAAGCTAAATGGATTAAGAGTTGGCAATGTTATCGAGGAAGACGATGAACTTGGAGAATACGAATAGGTACAGGAAAGGGGGATACTACATGACATGTGTTGCAGCGGTTGTTTATGACAATGTGGTATATATGGGAGCTGACAGTGCAGGGGTAGCAGGGACAGATCTTACAGTAAGAGCCGATCAAAAGGTATTTACTAATGGCGAATTTTTAATTGGTTTTACTTCGTCGTTTCGAATGGGGCAACTACTAAGATATGCTTTTACACCACCTAAATATTATGCAGATGAAAAAGACTTATATGCATATATGGTAACTGATTTTATTAACGCCGTCAGAACTTGTCTGAAAAATGGTGGTTATGCACAGATAGACAAGGGAGAAGAGATTGGCGGCATTTTCTTGGTAGGCGTTCGCGGTAGGTTGTTTCAAGTTGAATCTGATTATCAAGTTGGTGAGTCTGCGTATCCATATAGCGCAGTCGGATGTGGTGAAGCCTACGCGCTAGGGGCATTGTCTGTTACTCATACCATTGATCCTGAAAAAAGGATTCAATTGGCGTTGAGTACGGCAGAGAATTTTAGTGCGGGGGTGCGGGGACCGTTTGTTGTACTTAACACATCAATGGTAAACCATGTATAAAGAAGCAAGTGAGTGAAAGTGTGGTGATTGCATGGTTGCTGATTTGCTATTAAAATACCCGCAATCTCATCTGATTAATTATATTTATAAATGCCAAACGGAAGAGATAATAATTGGTCACGAAATAACACAGCAACATGATTTATTGTTGGAACATTTTAGTGATCCAGATATTAGAGTTGACTTCACTGAAGCAAATAAGCGAATTAAGTTTATTGAAGAGAAATGTAAACATTCTGAGGCTCCCTTTGCAGGGAAGCCTTTTTTGTTAGGACTTTTTCAAAAAGCATTTATTGAGTCAATCTATATTTTTTATATTTACGATCAGGAGATATATGATCGGCATACCGATGATGAGCGCAGTAAAAGCAAGGAATTAAGTTGTGATTATGGATGGGTGAGGAAACACCAAGACGTACTGCTTTTGGTAGCTAGAAAAAACGGGAAAACTCCCCTAATTGCGGCGTTGTGTTTAGCTGAATTTTTCTGTGGTGAAAAAGGCACTAAAGCGTTATGTAGTAGTAATGATTATGCACAAGCTGATCTTGCATTTCAGGCAATTAATGCAATGCGTGAAGAAAGTCCGGCCCTTGAAAAGGTAACTAGAAAAAACATTAAAGGTATTTTCTTTGGTAATCCTAAAAATCCAAAACGGAAAGGGAAGTTTAGCTATGCGAATAAAGGAAATATATTAAAAATTTCTGCCAAGACTGGAGCTAAAGAAGGTAAAAATATTCGTGTTGGGATGGCTGATGAGATCCATGAGATGAAAGACAAAACCCCTATAATGCCCATCAGACAAGCATTGTCAACACAAGATAATCCAGTTTATTTTGAATTGACGACGGAAGGATTTGTGAATGATGGCTATCTTGATGAGCGATTAAAAGAAGCGAGGCAAGTATTAAACAGAGAACTAGAAAGACCACGTTGGCTAATATGGCTTTTTACACAAGATAGTGAGGCTGAAGTTTGGCAAAATGAAGCCTCATGGGTAAAATCAAATCCTGGCTTGGGTTTTATAAAAAAACGCAGTTTTCTACGTTCGATGATTGAAGAGTCAAAAACAAGTAATTCTACTCGTGCTTTTGTAATGTCAAAGGATTTTAATTTCAAACAAAACAATGCATCCGCTTGGCTAATGTCCGATGATATTAATAATACTGAAACCTTCAATATTGAAGATTTTAGAGGATGTTTTGCAATTGGTTCCGTTGACCTTTCAAAATCTGGTGATTTAGCAAGTGCGAGAGTCACTATTATGAAAAAAGGCAGTCGTAAAAAATATACGTTGCAGAAATATTTCATACCAGAATCGAAAATTGCAGATCTAAACAAGGATGATAAAGAAAAATTTCTGGATTGGATCAGAAAAGATTTGGTTACAATTTCACCTGGAAACGAAAATGATTTTAGTCTTATTACGGCATGGTTTGTTGGTTTATATAAAGATTATGGGCTTCGAATATATAAAGTTGGATATGACAAATGGTCTGCTGTCTATTGGGTTAAAGAAATGGAAGACATGGGATTTGAATGTATTCGAGTAGATCAGAGTTTTGGTAGTATGTCAGAACCAATGAAGCTGGTAGAAGCTGATTTAAAAGGGAAGCTGCTGAATTATGGAGACAATCCAATTGATAGATATTGTCTGGAAAATACAGCTTTAAACATAAATTCTAAAGCGGAAATTATGCCAGTTAAAATTCAATCAAAAGAAAATAAGAAGATTGATGGTTCTGTTACCATGATTATTGGCTATCGAATTTATATTGATAATCGGTCGGAATTTATCAGACTGGTTGAAGGGAGTTGAGTCATATAAAAAAAATACTTACTCGCATGTTACCAATTATTGAAGACCTATTACTGCTTATAGGTCTTAGTTTTATTTCAGGCGGTGTGTTTTTGATCTATTATCCGGCGGGATATATTGTAATTGGTTTGGGATTGATTAGCTTTGCAGTACTGTTGGCTCGGAGAAATACGTGATATCGGTGGTGATGAAATGCTGTTAGATAGTCTCTTTGGCAAAAAGAATAATAGCCAAATGTCATACGCGAAAATGCTTGATGGGTCATGGCCGATATTTTCACAATTTGGTAAAGACATTTATATGTCAGATGTAGTTCAGAATTGTATCGCCTGCATAGCCGATGAAATTGCAAAGTTGCAGCCCAGGCATATACGTACCGATCCGTCAGGGATGCAGTCGACTCCTAATAGCAGTATTAACAGATTGTTAAAGTTTGCTCCCAACAAGATCATGTCAACGTCGGATATGCTACAAAAAATAATATGGACACTATATAAAAACTACAATGCGTTTATCTATCCTGCATACAATTTAGTGCCTAATAACCGTGGTGGATATAGCAAGGAATACACAGGGATTTATCCTCTTGATCCAATTAACGTAACCTTTCTACAGGATGAGGCAGATCAATTATTTATAAAGATGGATTTTGCTGGGGGAAGCAATTTTACTTTACTGTACGATGATGTGATTCACTTACGTAAAAAATTTGGTGAAAACAGCATCATGGGTGGCAGTAGTAACGGCAGGCCGGATAATGCAGCCTTATTGAAAACGCTGTCTACAAATGATCAAATTACTGCAGGACTAGGTAAGGCTATTCAATCAAGTATGTCAATTCGAGGCGTATTGAAAATCAATACGATGCTTGACGATGAAAAACAGGCTGCGGAAAGAAAACGCTTTGAATCTGCTATCAATGACAGCAAAAGCGGTCTTCTGGTGCAAGATTTGAAGGGTGAATATACTCCATTGAATACCGACCCAAAGGTAATAGATGCCGACACAATGGCTTTTATCCAGTCTAAAATTTTAAATTGGTATGGGGTATCTTTACCAATACTGAATGCTGATTTTACGGATGTACAGTATGAGGCATTTCAGGAGAAGACACTTAATCCTGTTGTTGTTGGATTAAATCAAGGTTTTTCCAGGTGTATATTTACGGATAATGAACTTGCCCATGGCAATGAAATACAATTTTTTCAGCAGGATTTAATATTCTTGAGTGTGCAATCTAAGTTGAACTTAATAAAAACTGCTGGTGAAATGGGTATTCTTACGGATAATCAAAAGCTTGCTATTCTTGGCATGCCTCCTATCGAAGGGGGCGAACGCAGAACGATGAGCTTGAATTATGTTGATGTTACGATGGCGAATGAATACCAAATGAAGCGTGCGGGAGCTGCTAAAATTGATACAAATATTACATAAAGGGGTGAACTGATTTGATAACAAAAGATAGACAATATCGAAGTTTTGACTTTGAATTGCGAGAAAAAACCGAAGACGGAAAAATGATTATCGTCGGTAATCCGATTGTATTTAATCGTGAAACTGTTATTTGGGAATATGATGGTGTGCAGTATAAAGAGGTTATTGATGCAAAGGCATTAGATAGTGCCGACATGTCAGATGTCGTGCTAAATATCGATCATAAAGGTAAGCCTGCAGCAAAGACAAAGAATCGCACATTAATTCTTGATAAACGCATTGATGGATTATATATCGAAGCGGATTTAAGCCAGAATGCGACTGGCAGAGAATTATATGAGGACATAGATAACGAGTTTTATGATAAAATGTCATTCGCCTTTTCCGTATTAGAGGACAGTTACAATCAAGAGACTCATACACGTACGATACTAAAAATTAAGAGGTTGTATGATGTAAGTGCCGTAACGTTTCCGGCATATTCGGAAACATCAATTTCAGCTCGATCCTGGGCGGAGGCTCAGCATGATATAGAGGTAGCGGAGGCTGCGGCAACGGAGGTTGCCAACAGGGAAGCGGAGGCATCCCAAGTAGAAGTAATGAGATTAAGAACACAAATATTATTAAAGGGATAAGGTGATTGATAATGAAAAAGAAACTATTGAAAATGCTTCAAGCGAAAGAGGCTCGTAAGGCAGAACTCGGAACCAAGGCTAATACAACGGAAGATGTAAAAGAGTTACGCTCGATCAATACTGAGCTAGATGGACTGAATACAGAAATTGCGGAGCTGCGCGGGATGATCGACGGAATGCAAGATGATGATCCGCCTCCACAAACGGAACAACGTGGACAACAGTCGCCTGTGGGAACTGCGCAAATTTTAGGGTCATATGGAATAGGAGCACCGCCAAAACAGCCGGAGCAGCGTTCCGAGGAAGATCCATTTGCAACCATGGAATATAGAAAGGCTTTCATGGAATATTGCAAGTCAGGTACTATTACTCCTGAACTTCGCGCAAACGCTATGACAACAACTTCTGATGCGGCGGCGGTTATTCCTACGACAATTCTGAATGAGGTTATTAAAAAAATAACTAGCTACGGTCAGGTATATAGCCGTGTGCGCAAATTAGCGATTAAAGGCGGCGTAACGGTTCCAATTCTGTCTCTTAAGCCGGTCGCTACATGGATTGGTGAAACTGCTCCATCTGACAAACAAAAAGTATCGGCAAACACTAAGGTTACATTTAGCTATTACGGCTTAGAATGCAAAGTGTCCACATCTTTATTAGCAGATACTGTCTCACTGCCTATGTTTGAAAATACGATTATTGATGTAATTACGGAAGCTATGATTAAAGCTTTAGATCTAGCAATTGTAAAGGGAACCGGGGTTGGGCAGGCTCTTGGCATTACAATTGATACTCGTGTGCCAGTATCACAGGTTGTTACTTTGGCAGCGGCTGATTTTACTGACTGGTCTGGATGGAAAAAGAAAGTTTTCGCTAAAATGCCTTTAGGATATAAGGCTGGTGCTACCTTCCTTATGGCTAGTGGAACCTTTGAAGGGTATATTGATGGCATGGTCGATGCCCAGGGGCAACCTGTAGGGCGTGTGAATTATGGAATTGCTGATGGTCCAGTCTCGCGTTTTGGAGGTAAAGAGGTAATTGAGGTAGAGGATGACATTATCTCTCCTTATGATGATGCTGCTACTGGTGATGTTGTAGCTATTTATTGCAATTTAAGTAACTATGTAATCAATGGTAACATGCAAATGACAATGTTCCGCTATCTTGACCACGATACCAATGAGTATATTGATAAGGCAATCCTTATTATTGATGGTAAATTACTAGATCCAAACGGCGTTGTAATTGTAAAAAAAGGTGCATAAGTAAATTGATTCTGAGTAGGAGTAATGTCATGTTACTCCTACTTTTATTTCAATAGGAGGAAATCATGGCAAATATACACACGATATTAGGGACTAAATTTGGGACGTTTACAGTCATTCGCAGAACGAAAAACGAGCGTGGGAATAGAGCAAGATTTATTTGTTTGTGTGATTGCGGTAAAGAATATATAAAATTTGCGGATGAATTATTTACTGAACGTTACTCCAAATGCGAATGTGAAAGTAAGCAGAGTCAGGAAGCGAAAGCAACTGACATAATCGAAAATGCCGTAACAGAAGTATCCGTTCAGCCAGTTAATCCAATTGCAGATATTATAGCGGCTGTTGATGTAGACACAGCCACAGCTTCTGAGGCTGTAGAAAATGCGGCAGCAGAAGTATCTGTTGAGCCAGTTAATCCAATTGCAGATGCTGTAGCGGCTGCTGATGTAGACACAAAGAAATGAGGGTTTTGAATGCCTATATTAAGCGAAAAAGAGGCTTGTGAAGCACTAAATTACACGGAAATCGCAGAAATGCCGCCTAAAGTGCTGTCGATCTTATTACCAGGTGTTGATGAATTTCTAAAGTCGGCTACGGGTAAAGATTGGGGAACGCCAACAGATTCATATACAGTGATTGATCCCGTCGCTAAAATGGCTGCAGGAATCTTATTAGTAAGATGGTTTGAAGATAGTAGCGAAGTGGGTACTGCAAGCGGTATCGGGGTAATTGGTTTGATTGCTCAACTAAATGCAAAGCATTTACAAGAGTTGCAAAAATCTGCAGAGGAATAAGGAGATGATCTCCATGTCTACGCATGGTCAATGAGGTGATAATATGGGTGTAAACCGAAAAACAAAATTAATTGTATTAAAAAAGCCTGTTAAGCCGCCGGATGGTAGGGGTGGATCTAAACCAACGTATGAGACGGCTGCTACTGTGTGGGCAGAGTTTTGGAAGCCTACCATTACTGCAGTTGAAAGTACTGGCACGATAATAAGTGAGTTAATCCGAAAAATAGCGATATGGCGTAGGAGTGATATTCGTAAAGGATGGCAGGTTGTTTATAATAAGCGCACTTATAACGTGGAACATGCTTACGATCATGAAAAGAATGAAACCATGTTGGTATGCAAGGAAGTAGTACGATGAGTCGTGGTTTTAAAGTCAATTTTAGTTGTCCTGAATTAAAAAACGATTTACGCAATATCGAAAAGTATGATAATCAAACCACCGTAAAAATTGAGAATGCAATACAATCTTCTACGAGCGCGATTGCTAAAGGTGCAAAACAGCGTGTACCAGTGCGTACAGGGAACTTAAAGAAATCTATAACATCAAGCTTTAATGTAAAAGCAATGCAGGGTACTGTCAAAGCGAAACAATATTATGCACATCTGATTGAATTTGGGGCGAAGGTACATGATGTTGGTCCACCATTTATGAAAGCATGGACAACGGAAAGACCTTTTCTTCGACCAAGCTTTGAGCAGGAAAAGCCTAACCTTATTAAAAATATCAAGGATGCGATTAAACCATGATCATAAGAAAAATACCCATGGACGCCATACAAAAAGGCGTTTTTTCTATTTTATCTACCAAACAGTCAACACCTGTTTATGATGATGTACCAAGTGTGATGTATGATGAAGATGGGAATCCGATATTAGATGAAGATGAAAACCCTATTCCAGTAAGACTCCCATATATCACGTTAGGTGCATTCACTTGCAAGCCAAGTGGCAATAAAACTGTTGATATGTCTGAGATATCACAACAAATACATATCTGGTCTGATTACTCAGGAAAAACAGAGGTTAATGGAATTGCAAATGATATTACTGCGGTTCTAACCTCGTGGCCAATAGATTTATCTGCAGACGGGTTTGAAGTTATGAGCCAGGATGTTGATTTTTTTGAGGCATTTGCATCTAAGAATGATGGGTATCACGGAGTATTAACCTTTGTGTCAAAAATTCAAAATATAGGAGCGTGAAACAATGGTAGAGTTTAAGTTTAATTTACAAAATCATGCGGCTGAACTGCCGACTAACCCAAGCACATCAAAGGCAACAGTAGGTAAAGATTATTTGGCATATATTAATACGGGGACAGTTGATATTCCTGATTGGACGCTAATTGGTGGGCAACGAGGTGCATCCCTCGGTTTAACGGCAGATGAAATCGATGTCAGCAATAAAGGATCTGGTGGTTGGTCAGCTAAATTAGCGGGTAATAAGTCGTGGAGTATTGATCTGGACGGTTTGCTATTGCTCAATAATGATGGTATTGAAGCGTTACGGAGAGTATTTAATCAAAGCATACAAGCAAATATTAAATTCCGTTATCCTGACAATAACTATCAAATTGGTTGGGCATCAGTAACGGACTTTAGTGGTGAAGCACCGCATGATGGAGAAGCATCATTAAAAGCAACGTTGAATGGTGTTGGTCCAATTAGTAATATTTCTGTGCTTGTATCGAAGACTGCGCCAACGGATGAGACTTTCTACTTTGAAAAATTAGCTACTGCAACGGCTGTAAAATTAGGTACGACTTCCGTAACTGCTGAAAATTATATAGCTACGGAAGAAGGGGAAATCACGTTTGATAGTGATTATCTTGCGACACTTGCAGTAGGTGAACATCTATTTTATGTTGATCTATCGATTGGTGGGCAGTCTTTGGTTGCTATTAGAATTAAAGCATAATGAAAGGCGGCATTATGCCGCCTAATATTTATATAAGGGAGAAAGATGAAAATGAAAAGAAAAATACCATTTAACTTATTTGGTGAGGAACAAGAGTTATGTTTCACGATTAAAAAAATTGGTGAACTGGAAAAGGTAACGGGTAAAGGGATTCAGCAATTGATCAGATCTGAGGAAGCAGGAATCAACTTTTGTTTGGGTGCACTGCCAATTTGCCTAGAGAAAAAAAGTCCTGATTTTTATGTTGAAAGAATTGAAGAATATTTGGAGTCTGGCGGCGCAATTGATGATATCGCAACACCTATTGCCCATGCAATTCTAGCTACTGGAATTATAGGTAAAGTGGTATCCGATTCCGTTATGGCTATTTATTATCCTGACTTATATCCGAAGGTTATTGAGGACACAGAACAAAAAAACGAGTAGAGGACGGTGAAACAAAAACCGTCCTCTACTTTTGGGAATGGCTAGAATGGGCAGAGTCAATTGCCTATGGTCCGCTGAATTTAAAACCAAAAAGCTTTAATCGGCTACAGCCATACGAGTTCTTGCAACTATGGGAAGGTTACCAATGGCGGAAGAAAGATAGTGAAGATACGATGGCATATTTCGCGGCTTGCCAAATGTCTGTACATACTAAAAAGCCTGTAGAACCTAGAGAGTTACTAAAGCCTTTACGACAGACATTGGAAGGAAAGTCTAAAAAAGAAGATGAAGAATATCTAAAGGGAGTATTTAAAGAAAGTGTATGAAAAATAGGCGTAGTATACGCCTATTTAAACGAGAGAAGTGCCTTTTGTAACTCGATGTTATCACCAGAATATGCGATCAACTCATCTTTGGTAAAAAATTTACATATTGTTTTTACTTTGATTGCCGCTGCGCTCATTTCATTTGTAATATTCTTAGGATCAGGTGCAGCGTTATAAGTCTGAACATATTTTGTAATTGCATCAGTTAACGATGCGATTAATTGTTCTTTTGTCTGATATTCATAAGGAATAGATATACCTTCATCAGCAATTGTTTCAGTGGTATAGTTTCTTTTTGCATCTTCTATCCTTTGACGATCTATTTCTTCTAGTTTTTTCCTTGCAGCTGCCTCACTTCTTCGGTTAGCCTCTGGATAAGATACATGAATTGTTTGATATGCGAAATCAAAATTAACTGTATTAATGGGTGTGCCGGTATTCTTTTTATTTTTATTTAATATCCATGCGGAATAAGACGTTTGCGTTTTTATATTAAAAAGAACTTTATACCATAGTCCATCTGCATTGATATTTGCTGAATAAGAGTCGCTATATTCAGGGTAAATACCGTGATTTGTGATTTCCCACATTCCAGTCCGGCTCGAACTTTTTTCAATACTATTAATATCTACATATGCTGGTTTCCCATTGTATTCTCCGCAATAAACGTCTTCGGCATATACCGGCATAACGGGGAATAGTAATAAGAAGAAAATTAAGAATTTTTTTTTCAAATAAATCACTCCTTTGGTTACTATTTTACGTAGTTTGTCTTAGCTTAACAATAAATGCCTAAACTCTTGATTTTACGGGAAAAGAGGTGATTGTGATTTGTTAAATATCGGTACACGCTAAAACAAGAGAAGTAACGCTATTTCATGTTGCTCAAAGTGGAACTAAAAACAAAGCCAGTGTCGTTAACGTGCTCACCTTCCAATACTGTTATAAAGTACAAACCTTTAAAAGTTTTATCGGTTGATGCTAATACTTTTACCGGATTTTGAGTTATAAATATCTTTTTATCTTTTGCCAACTTAAGCAGTGCGGGAACGTCTTGAGTTTTAGCTACGGATGAAACCGTCTCAACATCTACTATATCAACAGTTACAATCGTTGGATTTAAGATCATTTCTTTTGATGCTGGTTCTTCTTTTTTACTATTAGAGCATCCTAAAATTAATAAAAAAATAAAAATAAATATCATTGCATGAATCGCTTTTCTTTTAAACATAACGTCATCTCCTGTTTTTTTCTTATATAATACCATGAAGCAATGGAAAGGAGGAATTTAAATTAGCACAATTGCAGAACTCTTAGTGAAAATTGGTGGGAACAATGCGGGACTGAAGAAAACTCTCAATGATAGCCAAGCTGATATAAAAAAAGCATTTGCAGTTAATCCCGTAGCCGAGTTGACAGGCGCTTTAACCAGTGCAACGGGTGGTTTAAGTAGCTTCGTAGGTAAAGTTGGCTCCTTATCTGCATTAGCGGCAGGCGGTTTTGGATTAAAGGCACTTATCGAAGGTGCGGTATCTGGCGGAGAAAATATCTATCAGTTATCTACCAAGATGGGCATAACTGCCTCAGAAGCATCAAATTTAAATAAAATATTGAAGCTGACGGGATCAGATACAGATAGTTTTGCAGCAGCAATGACAAAACTAGATAAATCATACAGTGCATCGGGTGAGGCTGGGGATAAGGTACGAGGTGTATTGTCTACATTTGGAGTTTCTCTCTCTGATAGCACAGGAAAGTTATTGCCCCTTAATCAGCAATTAGCTGAACTTTCTAAAGGTTATAAACTTGCTGCGGAAAACGGACTTGAACAAGAGTTTATCATGTCAACGTTAGGCGTGAAAGGTTTGTCTTTAGTACAAACACTAAAGGATTATACTGAGGCATCCGAAATGGCATCTAAATCTAAAGGCGTTGGTATTGATCCCAAACAAATGCATGAACTTGATAAGCAAATGAAGATAGTATCTATGCAAGCTGGTGCGTTGGGATCAGCGTTTACAGGGGCATTGGCACCAATAGCACAAGAAGTATTTCCGCCAATCATGGAAGGGCTATCTAGTACAGCTAAATTTTTAGCAGAACATAAAAGTGCAATAGGATCAACAGTAACAACATTAGTAGGATTAACGGCTGCGTATAAAACGGTTGGTGCGGCATCAGCAATTATTGCAAGCATAGGTAATGCGTGGAGTGTGGCATCTGCCCAGGCATTAGCGGCATCGACTGCTAGTACGACAGCAACAAGCACTCTGACGATTGCTCAAGAACGATCAATATCTAGAATGGTTGCTCAGAGTGCAAGGGAATATGCCAAATTGGAAGCAGCTGCTATAAAAACGGCACAAGCCTCTGCTGGAAGCACTGTGGCAGCATCTACCGTTATAGCAGGGGAAATAAATCGAATAGCGATAGAAGCAAAAGTTGCAGCCGATACAATACGTGTAAATATGACTGCCGCATTTGTTGCCCAGGCGGAAGCTGCTAAAGCATCTTCTGTGATAACGAGTGAAGCTCTTGCGGCACAAGGGGCAGCAGCTACTGCGACAGGAACTAAGACGGTTTTAGCGGCAGAGGCATCTACTGCAGCAACAGCAGAATCAATCCTCGCACAAGAAAGATTGGCTGCATCTCATGTAGTTACAGGGAATACCGCTGTAGTTGCTGGTGAAAAAACAGTGAGTGCTATGGCTGCGGTTAGAGCAATGGCAGGAAGTACTGCCTCTGCTATTTGGACTTTAGCTGGTGGATGGGTTGGAGTAGCAGTTGCTACAAGCTATGCTCTTTATAAACTCCAAGAGTATCAAGCCGCAAACAGAGAGGATCGGGGACAACGAGAAGCAATAGACAATCCGTTTACGCCTGCCGATGTAAAAGAACGAATTATAAACGAAAGGAATTCTCCAGCCGATTCAAAGCGTGCGGATAATGAGTCTATACAAGAAAAAACGCCTGACATTCAGAAATTTACCGATCCTGATATTTTAGCTAAAATGCAGGCTACTCTTGCTGGATCGGAAGAAAAAACTGGCAAGTCAGATGCTGAAAAAGCTACTGAGAAAGAAGCAAAGGCATATGAAAATTTGCAGAAGGCGGCAAAAGCTACTTCTGATTCCATTAAAGATGAATGGATTAGTCTAACGGGGACGCAATTAGACGCATTAAATAATTGGCGAGATAAAGAACAAGCAGACTTAGATGCTTCCGCCTCTGCCAATGCTGACTATGCGATAGACAAGGGAAGACTTGATGAAATTTACGCTGAGAAGAAGAAGAAAATTTTATCAGAACAACAAAAAAGTACGAATTCAATCTGGGATAAAGCTCTAGAAAGCGCAAAGGAATATCAAGATCGTACCGCTCAAATTGGTATGGGGGATGGCACAAAACAAGTATTTGAAATAAAATCAAATGCTGAAGCTGAATTCACTAAAATTAGAAATGAGGCTAGGGATACCGAACAGTCATTTGCTGATTTATCAAACGAATCAAAACTACAAACCATCCAAGCTATGACTGCTGCTGGAACAGTGTTCACTGTTAGTAAAAATGGAATGGTAATGGATGCCAAAGACCTTGTATCACAAGTTAACGCAGGTGCTGCTGACATGTCCAATACACAGATTGATTTGGCACAGGATACAGCAAATAAGATTGTACTTATAAAACAAGAGTCTATTGAAAAATTAAATGCCCTTAATGAAGCACAGTTAAATTATGAATCAGCCTTAAAAAAGGCGAGAGATCAAGGTAATCTAACAGCATATATGGCCGCTTTAAATTCAGAGAATGCCGCACTGACGAAAAATTTAACAGACCGCCAACTTATCATAGACTCATATGGTGAAGCGTGGAAAGAATCCCACAAATCAACGACGGAATATATCATGGAAGGAATTAATGGGATGTCATCGGGACTTACGACTTTCTTTGCCGATGCCATAAGCGGTACAAATTCAATTGGCGATGCGTGGAATGCTTTAGGTAGTACAGTTAATAATATGATTTCTAACATGGTTGCAGAATGGATCACTGGCAGAATGAAAATGTGGGCCATTGAAAAGATATTTGGAAAACCTGCTGATGACGCAACTAATAAAGGAATTGCGCAGGGGGCAGCGACAGCCGCAGCATGGTGGCCAGCGGCTGTCGCTGTTAGTTTGGCATCATTCGGAGCAAATGCAGGACCTGCCATTGGTGGAATGACAGCAGCATCCTTAGTTGGTATGGGATTAGGATCATATGCTACAGGCGGTAAAATTGTTGGTCCAGGCACAGGCACTTCTGATAGTGTTTTAATGTGGGGATCAGCTGGAGAGTATATGATGAAAGAATCATCTACGCGGTCAATAGGCATTGATAATCTAAATTACATGAATAAAACTGGTAAACTACCAGGCTTCGCCACAGGTGGACTTGTAACAGGACGTTCTTTATCATCTATAAGCGGTAGATATAATTCAGCAATGCCAAATCAAAAAACGTATGAAAAAAGTAGCGGACAAGAGGAAAAGGGATCAGTTAATAGTCTATCTTTAAAAATATCTGCATTAGATGGAAAATCAGTAGAAAAATGGCTAAAGACAAGCGGCGGGGCTAAGATTGAGAAATATTTTGCAAAACAAGCAAGTGCCTTTGCAGCGTCGGGGGTGAGGTTGTGAGCCTAGCTATTTTCCCTGCCCTGCCTACAATGGCATGGAACTCTGAAAAAAGACAGATATGGGATGTAACAGTACAAAAGTCAGGTAGCGGACGGCGCAAGACCTTATGCCAACAAGCTTATCCAGCGTGGGAACTGCAATGTTCATACACGGCACTAAGTGATAGCGACATTAAAAAAGCTGCTGGATTTTTTGGCATGGTAAAAGGCATGCACACTCCTTTTTTATGGCGAGACCCAGAGGATTATAAAGAAACAAATGTACGGATTGGTACAGGTAATGGGGTTACAAAAGAATTTCAGCTTCTGCGGAACTTCGGCGGGTATATGGTCGAACCCATAACCGATCCCATTGTCGAGACTATAACCGTATTTAATAATGGGAACAAGGCTGTCATTACACCTTTAACAGATGGATGGGTACAATTCGCGAGTCCTCCAAGTACAGGGGCTGTATTAACAGCCTCTTTTGAGTATTATTGGCGTGTTGCCTTTGATGATGATGGTTTGAGCTGGGCAAATTTTTGGTATGGTTACTATTCTTTAAAAACAATAAAGTTGGTGAGTGCGCGATGAAAGAATGCAGTGATGTATTAAAAAACTATCTACACTCTACAACGAGTTATCTAAAATGTGATTTATACGAAATTACATTGCAGGGCGGAATTGTGCTGCGCTATGCAGACTATGATATGGATATTAAATTAACTGATGGCAGACTCTTTAAAAGTACGGGTCCTATATTTGTGCGAGGGCAAACAAAGCAGACAGCAAAAATCGAAGTCGATAGCATGGACGTTTCAGTACTTGCTGATGCAAATGATATCATAGGATCTGCAACCTGGATGGAGGCGGCACAAACAGGAGCCTTTGATAATGCCGATTTGGTTTTATATAAGTGTTATATGTATAGTCCTGGGGTAGTCGTTGATATTTTGGAATGGTTTGGCGGTTACGTGGACGTGGAAGGTGGTGGCGGTATTGAAATGGAATGGAAAATCAAATCCGACATGCAAAAGCTTAACATTGATTATCCCACACGTAAATATTATCCCACATGTCCCTACAGTCTATATGGTCCTGGTTGCGAGCTGAATATTGCCGATTACACCACATCGGGCACCATAACGCAGGTGGTCAATAAGCAAGAAATACACACAAGCCTAGCCTTTGGTGACGGATATTTCGACCTTGGCGGGGTTGTCTTTACGAGTGGAAACTTAATCGGCAGCGATATGTCAGTAAAAAAATCCTACAGCGCAGGCGGTAGGATCATTTTTATTGTGTCCCTTGACTCCCTGCCCTCTGTGGGAGATACATTCACCATTTACCCTGGGTGCGCAAAAACACCTGCCGTCTGCGCCACTAAATTCGGCAATTTCTCTCGCAATCGATCAACGCCGTATATCCCCTTAAAGGAGACGATTACATAATGAACAATATCGTTGAAATTGCTAAAACATACTTAAATACACCCTATCATTCGGGCGCAAAAATAAAAGGAGTTGGCATTGATTGCGGTCAGCTCCTAATTGCTGTTTACGAAGAGGCGGGATTACTAAAAGATGGAGAATGTGACCCGGGACAGTACTCCAATGAGTGGCACCTGCACCGCTCAGAGGAAAAGTATCTTGGATGGGTAGAAAAATTTTGTGATGTAGTTACAGGAGATCCCCAACCTGGAGATATTGCCACATTTAAGTTTGGCAGATGCGTTAGCCATGGCGGTATTGTAGTAGAATGGTCTACAATCATACACTCGTATGTTGGCATGGGCGTAATTCTGTCTGACATACGCGAAGCCTTACTGCAAGATAACAAGGGGAAATCCAGGCTGTATGCAGTATATCGACATAGGCGGGTGGTGTAAATGGGCGGTCTATTTGGCGGTGGCAAAAATACCACCATTGACAATGGGAGTGTCGCAAATTTTCAAATCAATCAAGCAACCTATGGCATTACAGTGCCGATTATATTAGGCACATCAAGGCAAGCGGCAAATGTACTTGATTTTTATGATTTTACAAAAATTGATCATAAATCGACCCAACGCACAGGTAAAGGCGGGGGATCTAAAACAACTACGATAACCCATACCTACAAAGCGGCGGTGCTGCTTGCCCTCTGCGAAGGGCAAATTGATGGCATTGGTCAGGTTTGGATAGACACGGATACCATTACCACGTTAGTAGATACAGGATTAACCTTGTTTGATGGTTCCATCGGTCAGCCAGTTTGGTCTTACACAACATCAAAAAATCCTGACCATGCAATACCCTATAGTGGTTTAGCATATGTAGCAGGTTATATTGACCTTAATGATAGTGGCGGATTAAAACAATATAACTTTGAAATGCAGGGACAATTGAGAAGTACAGGCGATGGGGAAGACGTAAATCCAGCAAGTGCGATTACATACATTTTGACCGACAGTGTAAACGGGCTTGGATTTACCCTTGATAATATGCATACATCCTCGTTAAATGATTATAAACTATATTGCCAAGCATCGAATCTCTATATCACAGTGCCGCTAACCGATCAATCCAAAGCCTATGAGATCATTAATACCATATGCGAAATCACCAATACCATTGTATTTTGGAGCCAACGCAAAATTAAATTTGTGCCGCGCTGCGAGGAGGTCGTCACGGGAAACGGTGTTACCTATACGCCAAATCTGGTAACAGCATATGATCTTGATACAGATGATTTTATTACCAATGAAGATGGCAAACTGGTTACCTGGGAGCGTACTGATAATGCCGAAACCTATAACCAGGTAACGGTAGAATTTACGAACCGTGAAAATGGATATGAAACGGAAACCGTAGACTATCAGATTTTAGCGGATATTAATAAACGTGGCTTGCATCCCATGCCTACCGTTAGTTATCCCTATATCCATACAAAAGAAAGAGCCGAACAAGTAGCCCAGCAGATTGCCATGGATAGTTGCTATGGACGTAATACATATAAGTTTAAGTTAGGTATGGCGCATTCCTTACTTGAACCAGGTGATATTGTAACCCTTACGGAAGAAAAAGCGGCAGGACTTACAAAATTGCCTGTCATGATCGAAACTGCAACAGAAGATGGCGACGAATATTATGATTTTGAGGCAAAATATAAACCCTACGGAACCTATACTCCTGCACAATATGGAACCTATCCATCGGAACGTGCAGCAATTGACCGATATGTTGACCCAGGGAATATCAATGATCCTGTTATTTTTCATGCTCCGTCTGAATTAACTACATCGGGACTAGAAACATGGATAGCAGTATCGGGGGGAGAAAATTGGGGCGGTTGTGATGTTTGGGTGAGCTACGAAGGGGATGCATATCAAAATATAGGCAGGATAGCGGGACCTGCAAGGCATGGAATTTTGAAAGCGCAAATTGAGGCAGGAGAAGCAATTGATACCGTCAATGATTTGTTCGTTGAACTCATTAGTCCAGGGGAATTGGGCAGTGGCAGTCAATACGACGTTGATAACCTGGCAACATTATGCTATGTAGATGGAGAACTAATGGCATATAAGGCAGCTACCTTACAAGGTGTAAAGCAATATAATCTACACTACTTAGTGCGGGGCGTATATGGCACGGAGATTGTGTCCCATGGAATAGGTTCTAAGTTTGTGCGGCTGGATGAATCCTTGTTTAAATTTCCTTTCACCAAAGACCAAATTGGCAAGACAATCCATATCAAATTTACATCATTTAATGTATTTGGTGTTATGGATCAATCTTTAGCCGATGTTGAAGCATTTACCCATGTTTTATCCGATGTATATGTACAGCAAGTGACTGATTTAAAGCTAGTGCAGCATTTGCGGGAAGTACGAGACGGAACGAACCTATACGAACTAGAAGCATCATGGCAACCGCCGTCAACATCATTGTATGATCATAGTGACGTATATTTAAAAACATCCCAGCCGAATTGGGATGAAATAGAAACGTCCTGGGAGGACTTAGAAGATACTACCCTGGAGGATATGACAAATGCTAATGTATGGAAATACATAGGCAAGGCGTATAATAGCATTCTCATTGCTGGCTGCGCAACGAGTCAGACCTTTACTGTAAAAATTGTTGCAGCTACAGAACAAAACTTTAAAGCGGATTTTGAAGCAGCTCCAACTGTAACCCATGAAATCAAAATCAAGAGCTATACTCCTGCTACCCCTCAAAATCTCAGTGTAAAATTTACGGATGTGTGTACCTGGTCGTGGGAGGACGTAGAAAACACTGATAATGATTTTTACGAATTGCGACTCGATAAATCCTATGGAGATACATACAACCGCCTGGCGAGAACGAATGCAAATACAATAGCAGTAATGCCTCCGTCCAGAAAAGGGACGGTTTATTTATATGCTCACAATAGTAGTAATCAATATTCTCCTGCAACGTTTTTGGAATACAATAAACCTGCGCCAATTGCTCCGCAAAATGTAGCTATAGCCGATATCTTCCAGGGGATTGTAATCACTTGTGATTCGCTGCCGAATTATTGCCTCGGCATCAATGTTTATATTAATGATGGCACAGGCAATACGGTGTATTTCAGTCCTAACAATTCATACAATTTTAAAGCGACAGAAGGAATATTTGATATTCAGGTAGCTTATGTTGATTTATTTGGAGAAGGTGAAAAATCAGCGGAAATAACAAAGGTCATTAAACCTACCATTGATCCTGCTCTAATAGCTGCAGAGTCCTTGTCTCTTGAAATGATGGACAGTGTAGTTAAGGGGGCGATTGAAAAAGCGGAAAGCGCAGTAAATGAGGATTTGTTAAATGCTTCAATTTCCGACATAACCCAAACAACAAATGCTATCACACAGACGGTACAAACGAATAAAGCTACGCAAGACGGAATTAACAGTACTATGCTATCCCAAATAGATCAGCAGGCAGGACAAATTACACAGGTGGTCACAAACTTAAACAATGCTAACACCGTTATTGCGCAAAATACCGCTGCGATACAATTAAGAGCTACCAAAGATAACCTTATTGGACTCATTAATGTATCACCAGAAACAATTACAATAGCATCAAAGTTTAATCATATCGCTGGAGATACGCTGATTGATGACAATGTAATTGTAGGTAAAATGCTAAAAGCTAGCACTATAACAGCAGATAAAATGAATGTAGGATCTCTATCATCTATAAGTGCGACAATAGGCACTTTACGTACAGCAACTACAGGGGCACGTACGGAGATTAAAGATAATTTAATACTAGTATACGATGCTAACAATGTATTGCGCGTAAGAATGGGGGTTTGGTAGGATGCAAGGATTACAGTGTTGGGATGCAAATGGAAATCTTATTTTAGATGTGACTGATAGATTAACCCGTGTATTAGGTCAATTCGAAACTGGCACTACTAGTGGGTCAATAACTGATAATAGCTTAACTACAGGTACACCTTGGATGATATCTCACCGAAAGCCTACTGCTATAGCTGACCATAAGGCTCAATGTGTTGTTACTTTTTCTGGAAAGGTATTATCATGGTCTTTCGGTACTGGGGTAGCTATAAGTCACAAAATAACTTACGGGGTGTTTTAATATGACGGCTGGAATAGAAGTATATAATGATAATGGGTATCTGCAGATAACTGATACTTACAAGAACCTACAGTTCCTAAGAAAATATACTGTAACTATTCCCCAAGATAAATATTGGACTTTTGTAGAAATTGACCCCACAAAAGTATTAGCGGTTAGGGCTGAGTCTGGATATGTCTATACTGAGACACCATATGCCGAAGATGAGTCTGATATCTATGTTCTAAATATTCTTGCTCCCCATGGAACCGTTATTACTATCTACGAGTTTGGGTATCAAGATATACCCAGCGGAAATCATTTTGAGGTACGAAATGCGGATGGTGCGTTAGTTTTCTCGGATGGGGGAAAATGGATGAAAGTACTAGAAGGAAAGTCAGGTGCTCAACCAGCCTATACAGTGGAGGGACAATTAATAGCTAGTACTTTACATTCTTCATCTGTAAAAACAGCAGTAGTAGTAGGAATGTTAGCTTACACCTTGTCTTCGGCTACTAATAGTATCTATTATCAAGTAGCCCAATTTGAATCTTTACAAACAACAACAATATACCGTAAAGACCTTACTGCTTGGGGGCATGTCTCAGATTATGTTAATACATTCTACAGTTACCTAGTAATTGATGTAACAGGATTATAAAAATGGAGGTGAGAAAAATGGCATGGGATAATACAAGCTGGGGTGTGCAATCCTCTCCCAAGGATTCAATCCCTAAAATACAAAGCAACTTAGAATATCTGTATAATTCAATCGGCGGCAGCTCTGATATAACAGCTTTAATAGGAACAAAAGCACCTTTAGCTAGTCCTGCTTTTACGGGCACAGTAGCATTGCCACAAACAACTAGTATTGGCACTACAACCGATACAGAGTTAGGGTATGTACATGGAGTAACAAGCAATATACAAGCACAACTTAACGCAAAGTTATCTTCTTCTGGTGGGGATCTCACAGGGGCGATAAACGAGGCATTTGCAACACTAGCAAGTGCTGCGACAATAGATATAGGCGCAGCAACAGGAAACTTTATAAACATCACTGGGACAGTATCACCAGTTACAAGCTTTGGAACACCTCCTACAGATGGCACTCGTAGAATACTTAGATTTGCGTCTAGCGGTGTTGTTATAGTACATTCCGCAACTTTGATTTTACCAGGATCAACGGACATAAGAACAGTGGCTGGAGATATGCTCACAATGGTATACAGAGATGGAGTTTGGAGATGTGCTAGTTATCAGCCAATAGATAGAACCCTTAAATATAGTAATTTATCATCTGGATTCCATTATAGAGACGTTGCATCTTTTACTAATGCAAGTGCTCCAGCCACAGGAACCATAAAAATAACTCTCCCTCAAACATGGACCAATACGATGTTTACAATTAAATTGCAAGGTCATCTGCATACAGCTAGTGGATCTTGGGAAGCAACTTTAAATGGATTCGTTAGTATTACTAGTAGTTCTTGGGTAAATTCTGGCGCCGTTTTATCTCCAAATTGCCCATTTACTTCAGTAAGATTTGCACATGACGGAACCCATTGTTGTATATTATTAGGCACAACCTCAACAACATGGTTACAGCCTAAAATAAACATCACTGATGTATTTACTTATTTTACAAGTACAGGTTTATATTCTAGCGGATGGGATATATCTCTTATTACTGATGAGACTGGAATAACGGGGGTGGTTACGCCTACGCTAAAAACACTTGCTACATTGGAGAGCCCCTTATTCAGTGGGAATGTCGGAATAGGGAGAACAACTTCACCCACCAAGAAACTAGAAGTAAACACAGCACATGCAGTTAATATTGATGATGAAATAAGAATTGGCTCTTATGCTAGTAGCTCATCATTTTGGGGATTAGGGTTAAATTATCGTATAGATGATAGTGGTAATCCTTCTATGTTCCTCGTTAATTATCGCGGAAATACACGATATAATAACTTGCAGTTTAACGCAAATGAAATTTTAGCATACGGGAAACTATTTCCTTCCACTACCAATGCCTATACTTTAGGAGACTCAACTCATCTTTGGAGCCAACTTTATGCGGCAACAGCTACAATAAACACCTCTGACCGCAATGCCAAAACTGATATAGAGGATCTTGACTTAGGATTAGATTTTATAAATTCTCTTAGACCAGTAGAGTTTAAGTATAAAGTCCGACAAAACGTAGTTACACCGGAGCAAACAGGTACAGAAACCGTAGAGATTGCACCAGAGCGCAAAGAGATTGTCATTGTAACCCCAGCCGTATATGATGAGCAGGGAAAGCTAATCACTGATGCTGTAACAGAAGAAGTTATAATTCCTGCTGAAACAAGAGAAGAGCCAGTATTTGAAGAGGTTGTCACACCATTGCCAGGAATACGTCCTCACGCTGGACTTATTGCCCAAGAAGTCGAAGAAGCTTTAAATGGAAAAGATATAGGTATTTACATTATAGGGGAAGATGGTAGCTATGGATTGCGATACGAAGAATTCATTGCACCTCTTATTAAGTCAGTCCAGGAGTTAACAGTAAGAATTAAAGATTTAGAATCTAAAATAAGTGCATAAATTTAGGAGGAATAAAACATGACAAGTATAGAAATCAAGGCTGAAATTTTTGATATCATAGTATCCCAAGAAAATCTACAGAGTCAAATAAGCCAATTACAGGCAATTAAGCAACAAAAATTACAAGCATTGCAACAGGCACTTGAAGAAGAAAAAAAGGGGGCTGCTGATGTTAAGGAAAATGATTGATTTTTGGTATAGCAAAATGGAAGGGAAATATCTCTCTCGTATGGGACACTTTACTACAGGTTTTATGATTAGCACAATTGCGGGGCATCTAGTTAGCTTGTTAATTGGTCTAATCGCGGCAGTTATAGCAGGAATGGCAAAAGAGTGGATTGACAAAGAGTCTGGAAAAGGGGAAGTATCTTTTGTAGCGTTTTTACTTACTGCGTTGGGCGGGTTACTAGCATATACAATATTGGGGATTTAACGGGAGCCATGAGGCTCTATTTTTATTATCATTTTTGGGGGTGGGGTGTTGGATTTTCAGCGGGAAGTATTAGACCGTATGATTGTATTAGAAACTAAAATGGACGTAGTAATAAGTGGTTGTCCTACGTGTAAAGCCAAAGTGGATGCAAGCGAAATCGCACTAACAAAAACAATAGAAAGTACAAAGGCTGCGCATCACCGCATTGATGAAGTATATAAAACAGCGGGTTACATATCAGCAGGTATTGGGTTAATATTACAGGTTATCGCGTTCGCTGTACAAAATTTCAAGGGGGTACATTAAGTGACAATACCAAATGAATATCAAATTGCACTATTGGTCGCTGGGGCAATCCTAGCGGCTAATATTTTAGCTATGGGGTTGTTTGTGTTATTTGCAAAGCTTCGGGAGGGGCAGTTAAAAGAGTTTATTAGGGGAATTATTTACGAACTTGATCGATTTGCGGACAATATGGAAAACAGCGATAAACGGCGTAATGCTATCCAACAAATTAATGATGTACTAGGCTGGAGAAAATTTATCATTCCTGCTGCGCTCATTGGATGGATTATTGACACGGAAGTATCTGCTATCAGAAGAATGCAGGCAACAACTAATACACCAAATTTACATGAGGAGGATAAATGAATGAAAATAGTAATTAACGGAGGTCACTACCCAGGACTAGACAGCGGAGCAGTTGGAGCAAGCGGATTACAAGAGGCAATTGTAGCAAGAGACATCATGAAACGTACAGCGTGTTTCCTTCGTGCCGTAGGATATGAAGTATTGGAAGTACAGGAAAATGAACTATACCAGATCACAGATGCATCTAACAGTTTTGGTGCTGATTTGTTTGCATCCATTCATTGTAATGCTGCTACTAATACAGGGGCAAAAGGGACAGAAACATTTTATAGTGCGGGCAGTGTTAAGGGTGGGAAACTAGCACAATGTATTCAGAGTCAGATTATAAATAGCTTGGGCACTGTAGACCGTGGGTTAAAGACTAATAATCTATATGTAACAAAGTATACCAATTGTCCTGCGGTGTTGGTGGAAACAGCCTTTATTTCTAATGCAGAGGATGAATCTCTATTAATGAACGAAGGTAAGCGCGATCAATTTGCCGCTGCAATTGCTAGGGGTATTACTGATTATGTGGGAGGATTATAAGATGATCAATCTAGATACAAGTAAGTCTTTTATATCAAACAATTGGAAATATCTTTTAGGGGTAGCTGTGCTGCTATCTCTTTTTTATTTTGGAAATAAAGAGTATCAGCAGTGGAAACAGCACATTATTGATCAAGCGCAGAACGTCAATACGCAAACCGTTGTCACGTTACCACCACAAGTTATAAATACCAAGACGGAAACGATCAGAGAGGTAGCCATACAAGCACCAAGTCAAGAGGGAGCTATCCTTCAATTTGTAGAGCGTCAAGGCAAGGTTATTGCTATAGTAAACGGTCAAGAGGTTGAGGTGCCTAATACATCTGGTCAGCCAGACGTTAAGATAGGCGAGAATGGGGAACTTAGATTTTCTACTTCTTCTACTACTAAGATAGACGTTACCGACATGGCAAATGCGCAAGCAAGACTGATTGCAAATCAAGAATTAGAAAAACAAGCAAAAATAAATGCTGAAGAAATGAAAAAAGAAAAAGCCTCCAGGCAGAAGGAACGTATCGGATGGATAATTGGGACTGCTGCAGGGGGATATTTACTTACCCGCTAATAATTAAGAGCCGTCTACCTTTGATGATATGCTCCCCTTGTAATAGACAGTTGAAATAATAAAACTGTCTATTGCAAGGAAGGAGCATATTTTTTATGGGAAGCAAATTTACGGTTTCATATGAAGAACGCATTGATGCAGTTGAAAAGTACCTACGGAATGAATACTCCATGAACGATCTGTCAAAGCAATTAAAGGTAGCTAATACAAGCATTAGGCGATGGTTAGCAAGGTATCAGTCTTTAGGACCAGAAGGGCTACAGGAAACCTCGAAAAACCTATCCTATTCTTGGGAGTTGAAAGAAACAGTCGTGATGGATTATCTATCTGGTAGTGGTTCT